CTATCCACTATGTCGAAACAACTACCTCCAACATTCCTCTTAGACCAAAATTCTAGTCTTTGAGGTTTCCCTCTTAGCTGTGTCATTAGCTTCCTCATATGAAAATTCGAGGATAGTTTAACTAATGACGGTTTAGCTATGAGAATGGGGAAAGACCAACAAGATCCCTTGTATTGCCCAGGAGGCCAATCAAGGTGAATGTAAGAATCGAACGACTCGTCGCTGTACGGACCTGAAAATTTCCAAAATTGTTTTGGTATCCAGGAACGTATACGCTTCGCCGTCAAAGTATCCTTTAATCCCCATCTCAATTCCAATTGTCTTTTTAGCCGATTGTGATCGACAAAAAGGTCGGTTACTAGAGATGGATCTTTTTTCATGAAAACTGGTCTTATTGGATTTCCATTAAACCAATCTGTACCACAAGACTCCCTGACTGGGCCATTTTTAAATGACTTATCCAGATTTAAAGTGAAACCTGCGGAATTTAGTGCTTTAATGACCTTTTCGACATACTTAGTTCTTACGATTAAATCATCGCCAAAAACTGATAAGTCTGTCTTAAAGTCGCACTTTCCAGATTGCGCTCTAATTACTCCATATATTATGGCAGTAAATATTGCTGATTCTAAAGCGAAAGTGTAACCATTCCCCATTGATGACATCTTTGAATAAACACAGACGTCACTTCCTACGATACCCTTAGGGCTTCGCAGGTCACAGAGATAGGTATACCATTCAGAGGGTAGTAGTACCTCGCACACTTTTAAACTAATAGTGTCTGAAGCAGCTGATAGATCAAGTGTTGAATATGATCTATCTCCTTTAAAGAAGGAACCTCTGTAAGCCATTAAACGGTTTTTACTTTGATCGTTTAAATTAACATCGTAACGTTTTAACTTGTTACGAATAAAACCATCAACACCGAGTTGAAGCATTAAATTCATGCTTGGCTCAATCGCTATGGTGCGGTCTTTCACCGCATCCTTTGGAACGGTAGTGATTCTATTACCTTCTACAACTTCAAAGACGTCATCCCAGAACTTTTCTTGATTCAAAATTGAATGCTTTTTTATTTTAAAGCGTTCTCTATAAGAATCTTCGAGAGCCCCAAGCCAACGTTTATCAGTCTTTATTAGATAATAGGCATACGGAAGAGCTCTTGCAGTACAGCTGTATGGCCAAGATTCATATTTAAAGTATAATGAATTCTGACCTTTACAGGTGTCTAGGTTGCTCCCCGGTCCATGACGCGACCACCTCGTCACTATATCGTGTGATGCACAATGATCACCCAATATTTTCCTCAAAAAGTCACGCGCATACGAATATACACGTGCATCAAAATCTGTCTCTCCAGCAACCAGTGCTTTATAACCACTATGGTTATAAGCTAAACATGCGTTTTCCGAGCTATAAAATTTACTCATAGCATTCTGTTTCCGCATATCCTTATCTGATTGAAAAAGATACTTTTTGAGAAGTGCAGCAATCTGGTATCGAGCTCTGATAGTACATAGAGCTATACCAAGATCATCAGAGTTAATACTCTGTAAACCCCAATATTCATCTAGAAGTCGATATGCGTCAAAATCTCGATCACGTATGATCTGAGAAATTAACATATTATCGTCTTCACTCATGAATGCTGCTAAGTCGAGGGTTAAAGCTTTTAAAACTTTCCAAGGATAGTCCTTGGGAGGCTGTACACGAAACCAAGACGAAGTATATTTATTTTTCTTCATCTTTTTATTATAGTTTCTTCCTCCATTGCGGAGGTTTGTGCCTTTGCTCTTATTCTTATTATTTTCCATAATTCGAACTCCTAAAGTTATAGTTTAAGTACTATTTCTTCTTTCTCCAACCTAGATAGATTTTCAGCACGGTAATAACAAAATTACCAATTTGCTTAAAATATTTCATGATTGGTTAGACCATTAACTGGTCAGAAAGTGGTGCCATGATGGCATCCATTAGGATAAGAGCCACCATACGCATTCTAAGTTCTAATGTTTGCGCAGGTGTCAGACCAACTGGTAGAGATTGTGAAATCTCGATAATAGCTGGTACAGTTAATGTTGTTGATGAATCAACTCCCGCGACTTCGAAATCTTTCGTGAATTTAGCTGCTGATTTAGCAGTTCCACGAAAATTTCCGTTTGTCTTTGGGGGCGTACGATAGAATCCCAGTTTATCGCGAAGTGCGATAGTATGGTTGGTATGAATATATTCTGATCGATTCAAATATTCTTCGAATCTTTGGAAAATATTCTCAACCAAAGCTGTGGTTCCATCATCATTGTCATCGTTTACTTCTAGTGTGATTTGGTTCGCTAACATAGCGTACTCCTTTACATTCCGGCTCTAACATAGCTAGCGTTATTCTTACCGCGAGCTAATATTACGCCAAGGTCTAATAGTTTCAACGGATCCAAACGCAAACACCATGTTGGCATCTGATATCTGTCGAGTGTTGGTGTTCTTACAGTAGTAACAACCCGCTTTTCTGAATAACCACTATCTATAAAGAAATCTTTAGATTCGTAGGCTACGCAGTAAGTAGGTGTCAATGGTACAACATAACCATCGATTACTGTATTTCTTTGGATAACAGTTTTAATCTCTGTCATCCATGAGGCAAGCGGCCTAATTCCAAGATTTGGAGAAAAGGCTGCAATGGTATCTCCTACGTTCAAGAACCAGTCACAAATAAAACTGAATGGAGTAACTTCCCAAGCAGTTTCAGCTATTCTATCAAAACCGAATAACTGAGGATCTGTGATACGTTCAAGGTCGCATAGAATACCAGCTCTAATCTTAACTTCCGAGTAAACTGACTTCGAAAAGTCAACTTTTGGCTGGATTGCTCCAGTCAACGGAATTGTTTTCACACCTACTGCTGAATCTGTTGCAGTATGTACTTTAACGGCCCTAAATGTTTGACGTTGTGGTGTATCGAGTAATGCTTTTTTCATTGCATTCATCAATCCCACAGTATCATAGTATAGGGGTCTAAGATTATAACGAGCGTTCATGTAGAGATCTGAAATTTCAGAGATACTTGCTTCCTTTTTCAAGGCGTGCATATCTTTCTTCCTAAGAGCTAACAAAACTTTGTTAAACTTCTTAAGGAGATCTGTCATTCCATCTACGGTTTTGTTTGCTTCGAGCAATGAAGCTCCTGCAAGCACTTCAGATTGATCAACATTCGACCAAGCTTTTGTGCTAACAATAGCTTTTAAAGATGACGAATCATAGTTATAGAGAGGATCAGCTAAGTAATCTCCTGTTAAGGAGTATATACTAAGTGGTCCTTCCCAATAACGTCTACGATTCGCTCTACATCGCTTCGGCGTACAGTCCCAAACGTTTTGTTGCGATTTATAATACATCGCTACGCCAGGGTCAAACTCGTACGACTTTACGTGCTGTAAAGGATTATTAATAATCATCCCTTCAGAACTAAGTCTTTCGAATTCCTCCGTTACTATATCTATCATACTTTCGCTTTGAATATTCTTCAAGGTTGAAGAAATATCTCCGGCTGAGTATGCAGTATAGGTGGTAGGATCCGCACTACAGCTCCCGTATCCTGAGATATAACTCAGGGCTTTTACAGGAGTGACTTCGTTAGCGATGAATCTATCTCGCTCACGGTATGTCATATTCACCTCCTCAAATTGCTTGAGGCAAGTAAGTATGACCCTAACTTCTAATGCCTCATTAGAAAATTAGGATTCAGATATATACCACTTGCTGGCATAGTCTGTCAGTAGGTTAAGAACT